AACGAAGTTATGACTGTGAACAAAGAAGACGGTCGAAGATGGCATCTTATACAAACATTATCTGGAGACGCTACTGATGGCTACTCAGGTGTACCTGGTATTGGTATCAAACGCGCCGAAGCCCTCTTTAAAGAGCAAGGTTATACATGGGATACAGTCGTTACGGCATTCGCTAGCAAAGGTCTGGATGAAGCCGAAGCACTCAAAAATGCCCGACTCGCCAAGATCCTTCAAGACAAAGACTATGACTCAACCAGACAAGAACCCATACTCTGGACCGCCACCACCGGTAGTTGACTTAACACTGGAACAGGACTTCAAGATGCGTCAAATTGAAGACGCTCTTCGTCGTCCTGAGACAAATAAAGAGGATATCATTACAATCTTCCTCGCTTTACAACATCAAAACTTTATTCTCGGCAACAACGTCGCTAATCTAGTCAAACAATGGGGAAAACCAACAGTAACGGACCTGGATACTATCGTCGCGGAACTATCCAAGTTTGGGATTTCATCCGAGACCAAGGACTAAGTTTCCACCTAGGCAACGCTATTAAATACATTTGCCGAGCAGGCTACAAAGATTCACGAGTGCAAGACCTTCAAAAAGCAATCCACTATTTACAGAACGAACTAGAAAATGAAATCCTTTCTCAGCCACCAAGCAAAAGAGTTCAGGGCTGGTTTCCAAGTGACGAACAGTACGACGCCAGCTTCACGGACTATGCAGAAGAATCTGATTATTGAGGAGTTCAAAGAGTTCCTAGAAGCGGAGCAACAGTACATCCCTGGTCTCCGCCGTAATGCAGAAGACTGCTTGAAAGAGCTTGCAGACCTCGTGTATGTCTGCTATCAATACGCTGAAAACGTAAACTGGGACCTTGACGCAGCACTCGACAGGGTACACCAAAGTAATATGTCCAAATTAGGCGAAGACGGTTGTCCTATTCGCCGGGAGGACGGCAAGGTTCTTAAAGGACCTAACTATCAACCACCAACTCTCACCGATTTAGTATGACCACCGACAAAATTGCCCGTACTGGGCGTGTACAATCTTGGATCGATGATCCCACCTCCCGCCTACCCGTCAGCTGCACGGTGTTCGATGTCCAAGACTCAATGCAAGGCAAAGATGGAATCGAAGACTCATGGAAGTTCGCCTCATATGCTCTCCGACATGGAGCAGGCGTTGCTGTCCATTTATCAAAGCTCCGACCCAAAGGAAGTGAAAATGGCAAGGGTCTTACGGCTTCTGGACCAGTATCCTTCGGAGAAATCTACTCAACCCTAAACTCTATTCTCCGTAGAGGCGGGCACTACAAGAACGGCGCTGTGGTGCTGCATCTTGACGCAAATTCGCCTGACCTAGAAGAGTTTGTGACGGCTTCCCGTCAACAACTACCCTGGGTAAAGCGTTGTGTTGATATCAATGAAGATTGGTGGAATGAACTTCCTTCTGCCAAACGTGAAGTACTACTTAAAGGCATTCGTAACGGCGATGTCTGGCTCAACAAAACTAAACTCGACAAGTATGGAAATCGCATCTTCGGTAACGTCTGCCTCGAAGTATATCTGCCCTCACGAGGTACCTGTCTACTGCAGCATATTAACCTCGGCGGATGTGAACCAAATGAAATTCCAAGTGCGTTTGTTAACGGAATGTCCGAACTGTGCGCTCTCCACGCCAAGACAGGCGTTGGAGAAAGCGGAGAATACTTACCTCCAAACACTGATCGACAAGTCGGTCTCGGAATGCTTGGACTTGCGAACCTTCTCCGCCGTAACGGAGTAAGTTATAAAGAATTTGGTGAAGCTCTTAAACTAGTAAACGCGAAACTGCCTTATGACCATACAAGTGCAACCGTCCTTGCTGAGTTCCTTGAGCAAGGCATTCTCCAAGCTGCTAACGTGGCTCGGTATAACAACATGGAACGAGCATTCGCAATCGCTCCGACCGCTTCCTGTTCGTATCGATACCAGGATCTAGACGGGTACACCACCTGCCCTGAAATTGCTCCACCTATTGCTCGCCAAGTGGACCGTGATAGCGGTACCTTTGGTGTTCAGTCCTATGACTACGGCGATGTGGAAATCGCATCTGAAGTAGGCTGGGATGATTACAAAGCAGTGGCTGATGGCATCATGACGATGTTGGATGCCACGGGACTCCTTCATGGCTATAGTTTTAATTCGTGGAGTGATGTTGTCACCTACAATGAAGCCTTTATCGAAGAATGGTTAGCCTCTCCCCAGACGTCCCTTTATTATTCCCTCCAAGTTATGGGCGACGTACAAGACAAGACGAACGCATATGCTGCGCTTGACGAAGACGACGTTACTTCATACTTGGATTCTCTTATCAACGATCTAGAACCACAGTGCGACTGCGCAGAGTGAAATGAATCCCTACGAAAAACTACTAGCGCGTAAGCGCAAATGGACACCTGTCCAAACCACCGCTGGCAAGCTTGCAGAGGGTGCGGAAGAGACGATCTACCGTGCCCTTGCTATTCGACATATGGAGCTTCCTGTCGGTGACTTTATCACTGATGCCCTTAAAAATGAAGTTCCGAAAGCAAGTGTGGACCTCCTTCGATCAAACATCCGCGACGAAGAGAACCACGACCTCGCGTTGGGTTACATCGCCAACGCTATCGGCGTGGATGAAAAGGCTGAGAGGGAAGCCCTCCGCCTCCGCGACGCCTGGATTGCGCATCCAGATCACACGATCCTCAAAGCAATGGTTGCCGAGCGTGCAATTTTCTTCGTGCTCCTCCCTTTTTTCCGTTTCAACGGTGACGCTGGATTGCGGACAGTCAGCGCCGACATCTCGCGGGATGAGCAAGTTCATGTCGCGGCTAATTCCTTGGTCTGCAAAGAACTAGGGCTTGATTGGTCTCCTTCCCTTGACAAGCTGCGTAAAGCAACTATCAACTGGGTTCTCGAACCTCTGAAGGTCGGAGGGACCAATAAGTTTTTAGACAAAAAATTTTGGCTGGATTCCAGCGATAACCTAATGTATCAGGGCACAGCACCCGAACTTTCTGCCACCAGAAGTGCGCGGATGCCTGCGTTTTTTGAACATAGCAATGTAAATCTACCGCAGTATGCCTAGTCCTATCTCTCTGAGTACGCTTAAGCTACATAATGAACGCCTGAATAAGATGCTAGCAGATATGCAGTCTTACTTTGGTGCTCCTCCACCCAAGCCAGGTGATACTATCGAAGAGATTATGTATAAAGCCGGACAACAATCCGTGCTCGATTATTTTCAACAACAACTGGAGGAAAACTAATGTGTTTCGGAGGCGGGAGCCAGCAGAATCTACAACCTGTTGTAGCTGCTCCTCCCTTACAACGTGCGGTCCAACCACCGCCGCCGCCTACTACCGCTGCACCTGCTAAGCCTTTGACTAGTAACCGTGAAGCTGTTGCCATTCGTGCAGCAGGTACCAGCACTGGTCGTAAGGCATCTACCCTTGACCGTCGTCGTTCTAGCTTGAACGTTGGTTTGAATCAAGCTGGTAGTGATAAAGGTGTTGGAGGTCTGAACCTGTGATTAGCGCACGTGCTCGATACCAAGAACTTTTTACTACACGTACTGAGTTTCTTGATGTTGCAGTTGAGTGCGCTAAACTTACCCTCCCGTATTTGATTAAGGATGACCACTCATATAATGAGAGTCATAAGAACTTGCGTACTCCATGGCAATCCATTGGAGCCAAGGGTGTGGTGACGCTGGCATCTAAACTGATGCTGGCGTTGCTACCTCCGCAAGTTGCTTTCTTCAAACTGCAAGTGCGGGATGATAAACTAGGTGAAGGCGTGCCACCTGAAATTAGAAGTGAACTTGATCTCTCGTTCTCAAAGATTGAACGGACGATCATGGACTTCATCAATGCCTCAGGTGACCGTGTTGTCTTGAACCAAGCAATCAAACAACTGATTGTTAGTGGCAATTCGCTCGTCTACATGGCAAAGGATGGTCTCAAGAGCTACCCTCTTAATCGTTACGTGGTTAACCGTGACGGTGATGGCAACCTGCTAGAGATCGTTACTAAAGAACTCATTGACCGGTCGGAGCTAGACATAGGTACCATTGAACCGAAGCCTAACGCTCCTGGCAATGACGGAATCAAAATAGGTTCACAGCAAGATGACGTTGAGGTGTACACCTACGTGAAACTCGACGAGAAGTCTGGACGCTGGGTCTGGCATCAGGAAGCTTTCGATAAGATCATTCCTAACAGCCGTAGCACAGCACCGAAGAATGCTTCGCCGTGGCTAGTCTTGCGATTCAACACCGTTGACGGTGAAATGTATGGGCGTGGTCGTGTTGAGGAATACCTCGGTGACCTACGTGCTCTTGAGGGACTGTCTCAAGCCCTCGTTGAAGGCAGCTCTGCTGCTGCCAAGGTGGTGTTCCTTGTGTCTCCTAGCAGCACAACGAAACCACAAACTCTTGCTCAAGCAGGTAACGGTGCCATCGTTCAGGGTAGACCTGATGATGTCAGTGTTGTACAAGTTGGTAAGACAGCTGACTTCCGTACTGCTTATGAGATGGCTAACACTCTTTCACAGCGCATCTCTGATGCCTTCCTTGTGTTAAACATCCGTCAATCGGAGCGCACTACAGCTGAAGAGGTACGCCTCACCCAACTCGAATTGGAACAACAGCTTGGTGGTCTCTACTCTCTGCTTACTGCAGAGTTCCTTGTGCCTTACTTGAACCGTAAGATGCTTGTGCTACAACGTAGTGGTGCACTGCCTAAGATTCCTAAGGATCTTGTGCAACCTACCATCGTTGCTGGTATCAATGCTCTTGGTCGCGGTCAAGATCGTGAGGCACTGACTAACTTCATTACCACCATCTCACAGACGATGGGACCTGAAGCTATTCAACAATACATCGATCCATCTGAATACATCCGCCGCCTTGCTGCAGCTGAGGGTATCACTACCCTGGGTCTTGTCAAGACTGAAGAACAACTGCAACAAGAATCCGCTGAACAGCAGCAACAAGCTGCACAGCAATCACTGCTTAGCCAAGCAGGTCAGTTGGCGAGTGCTCCAGCATTGGATCCCTCTAAGAATGCTAACCTGAATGGAAACCAAGAAGGAAACCCGCTCGACGCCCAAGCGCCTCTCGCGGAAGAAGTCGCCGGAGCCTAGTGCTCCTGTAGAATTGGAGATCACTGATGCAGTGATTGAGAATCCTGTAGAAAATGAAAGGCTTACTCCCAAGATGACCGTGGGAGATGAGCCCCATAAGGAGGGTAATCGCTATGCTCCTAAGATGAAAGTAGGTACTCCTACTCTCGGACGTTCACCTCAATTCGTTACCGAAGTTGGTCTGGGTAATTTACAAGTAACTACTAATGGCAAACGAGCTTACAATTGATATGACTCCGGCAGATCAGCCGGAACTTTCTCCTGAAGAACAGGAGTCTCTCCAGATTGGAGAGCAGCTTGCTGAAGCACAGGAGCAACTCCTAGCTGGCAAGTACAGAGATGCACAAGAACTAGAGAAGGCATACCTTGAGCTGCAACAGACGCTGGGTGGCAAAGAAGAGACCCAGCAAGATGCTTCTGAAGAGGCTCAGGATGAATCACCCTCGGAGACTACTGTGTTCGATACAGCCGCTTCTGAGTGGGCTGAGAAGGGTGAGCTTTCTAGTGATACTATGGCTAAGTTGAAGGAACTTCCTAGTGAAGATCTCCTGAATGCTTATCTGGAATCACAAAAGAATCTTCCTCAACAAACTAAGGATCTTTCGGATAGTGAACTGAACAGCGTCTACAATTCTGTAGGCGGTGAACAGAACTACCGAACTATCACTAGTTGGGCAGCTGATAACCTCGGTGACTCTGCAGTTAATGGGTTCAATGAACTGGTTAACAGTGGCAGTCCTGAGGCTATCAAGCTAGCTCTTGCTGGCATCCAAGCTGGCTACGAAAATGCTAACGGCTACGAAGGTCGTATGCTTTCAGGTAAGGCACCCACCAATACCGGTGAAGTCTTCCGCTCTCAAGCTGAGGTTGTGGCAGCAATGTCTGACCCTCGCTATGACAAAGACCCTGCGTACCGCAATGATGTCTTTGAAAAACTCGATCGCTCTAACCTACAATTCTAATGTCTGTAACCACCAACGAGTTTGGACAACAAAACATCTTCGCTAAAGAACCTGAAATTATCATGACTGATCATCCCTACGGTGTCCCACATAACGAACGTGCTGAGCAGCTCAACGGTCGCGTTGCTATGCTTGGCATCATGGCTGCTTTTATCTCTTATGCAGTCACCGGACAAATCATTCCAGGAATCTGGTGATGAAAAAGAAACAAAGCTAACAAGAAATGATTGAATGCCCTACATGTAACGTGCAAGAACAGTACGTCCTAGAACAGCTGCAAACAAAAGCAGACATCAAAGATGTAGTCGCCCTTGCTGTTATCATGGGCAACATCAAACAGGAGTCTGACTTCCGCCCTAACGTATGTGAAGGCGGAGCCATTCTCCCTTATGATCAATGTCTGCGTGGTGGCTATGGTCTTATCCAATGGACTACTCAGGCACGCTATGATGGTCTCGGTTCCTTCTGTAAGAAGTACGACTGTGACCCATCATCTCTTGAAGGACAAACTAGATACATGATCAACGAGAATCAGTTTCAATCTGAACTCGATGAGTTCCAACGTCCTCACCAAAGCGTTGGTTTCTATATGAACTCCGCCTACTATTGGTTAGGCTGGGGAATTAAAGGACCTCGTGAACAATACTCTTACAACTACCTCAAGAAATTTCAATGAAACTCGCTATCCTCTCCGCTGCCACCCTGTTCGCAGCTGCTCCCGCTTTCGCTGGTCCCTACGCTAACATCGAAGCCAACAGCGGCTTCACTGGTTCTGACTACACCGGCACCAGCACTGACTTTCACCTGGGTCTCGAAGGTTCCTCTGGCGATGCTGCCTACTACATCCAGGGTGGACCCACTGTTGTGTCCCCAGATGGTGGCGAATCGGAAACCATCCTGACTGCTAAGCTTGGTGGTTCTGTGGCTGCTGG